GACCCACGCCGTCGCCCTGGCGGCGCGGGGCCAAACCCGTGGGGGGGTGGGGGCCGGGGACCGGCCGGTCACGGCAGCGGAGGGGTTGCTCAAACTTTTTTATTTTTTGCAAAAGTGCTATATTCGGCCCATGTTCGAAACCCTGCCATACGAGCCGCGTCAACTGCAAGCGACTGAGGACCGGCTGCATCGCATCTACAAGGCTGCCAAGCTCGGCCTTAAGGGCGACAACCTGGCGCTGGCCGCAGGCATGTTGCCCAAGGAGTACGCTAGGCTCAAGCAGTTTGACGAGATCGCGGAGTACGCTGAACTCAAGGGACGCGCCGAGGGCGAGCTGGAGATGAGTCACCTGCTGCACGAAGCCGCAGCGCAAGGCGACGCCAAGGCGGCGCTGGCGATCCTTCAAAACGTCCACGGCTGGGTAGCCAAGCAGGCCATTACAGTAGATGTGAACCAGTCGATCAGCATCACAGCGGCGCTACAAGAGGCCGAGCGACGCGTCCAAGACGTTGTGGACGTCATCGAAAACAACCCGAGCCAAGTGCTACAACATGCAGACCACACGTTACAGCGCGCAGGATGAGCAGGAGCTGATGGCTCGGCTATGGAGCCCGGCGATCAAGGACAACCCGCTGGCGTTTGTGATGTTCGCGTACCCGTGGGGCGTCAAGGGCACGCCACTGGAGCACTTCACTGGCCCGCGCAAGTGGCAGCGCGAGGTGCTCGCGACTATGGCCGAGCACATCAAACGCAATGGCGGCAAGGTGGACTTCGACGTGCTGCGCCTGGCAGTCAGCTCGGGCCGGGGTATCGGTAAGTCGGCGTTGGTGTCTTGGATCACGGACTGGATGCTGTCCACGCGCATCGGCTCAACGACCATCATATCGGCCAACAGTGAGAGCCAGCTCCGCAGTATCACTTGGGCCGAGCTGACAAAGTGGCTGGCGATGTCAATCAACAGCCACTGGTTTGAAGTAAGCGCTACCAGACTGATGCCGGCCAAATGGCTGACGGAGCTGGTCGAGCGCGACCTGAAGAAAGGCACCAGATACTGGGGCGTTGAGGGGCGGCTGTGGTCGGCTGAGAACCCAGACGCCTACGCTGGCGTGCATAACTTCGACGGCGTGATGGTGATATTTGACGAGGCGTCCGGTATCGACGACTCGATCTGGGCGGTGACCAGCGGATTTTTTACGGAGAACACGCCAAACCGCTTTTGGCTGGCGTTTTCCAACCCGCGCCGCAACACCGGGTACTTCTACGAGGCGTTTAACAGCAAGCGGGAGTTCTGGGCGTCAAAAATAGTGGACGCCAGGACGGTCGAGGGCACCGACAAAGCGGTTTACGAGCAGATCATTGCGGAATACGGGCCGGACTCCTCACAGGCGCACGTCGAGGTGTACGGTCAGTTCCCGAACGAAGGCGACGATCAGTTCATCAGCATCGGCGTGGTCGATGAGGCAATGAAACGGGCCAAGCATATGGACCAGTCGGCGCCGATTGTGATCGGCGTAGACCCGGCGCGGTTCGGGGCAGACGCAACGGTCATCGCCGTGCGGCAGGGGCGCGACATTGTGAAGCTGATCCGGCACCGGGGCGACGACACCATGACGGTGGTCGGGCACGTCATCGACGCGATTGAGGAGTTTAAGCCGTCGCTGGTCAACATCGACGAGGGCGGGCTGGGGGCGGGGGTCGTAGACCGGCTAAAAGAGCAGCGGTACAAGGTCAGGGGCGTGAACTTCGGCAACAAGGCCAAAAACCCCATTATGTACGGCAACAAACGGGCTGAAATGTGGGGCGATATGCGCGATTGGCTGAAAACAGCCAGTGTGCCCAACGACAGGTTCTTGAAAAGTGACCTGATTTCGCCTAAGATGAAGCCCGATTCGCGTGGTACGATCTATCTAGAGTCCAAAAAGGACATGAAAGCCCGTGGTCTGGCCTCACCGGACGCAGCAGACGCCATCGCGCTGACGTTTGCGTATCCTGTCGCCAGCCGAGAGTATCGTGAGCCAAAGTCACACATCCGCACCGCAAGCGGGTATAGTGGCGGGGCTGTAACCAGTTGGATGGGTGCTTGAATGGCTAAAAAAGGCGTGTCTCTAAGCGTTGGACGGGGCGAGAAGCTACCCGTCAGCAAGGGCGCGGGCCTGACCGCCAAGGGCCGCGCCAAGTACAACGCAGCCACCGGCTCCAACCTCAAGCCGCCGGCGCCCAGCCCCAAGACTAAGGCCGACGCTGGCCGCAAGGCGTCCTTCTGTGCCAGAATGTCCGCAGTGGCTGAGAAAGCCAAAGATGGCGAGCGCGCTAAAGCATCCCTCAAACGTTGGAAGTGCTAAATGCCTAGCAATGCACTTGCCCCCACACCGGCCAACGCCTTAGCCGATCTCAGCCGCCCGTACTTTGGCAATCCAAACATAGCCGCGCAGGGCGCAAAAGCTAGGGCGCTTCAAGGTGGCTATGCGTCACCCGAACAAGCATCGGATGTTGCCAAGACTGCGCTGGGGTTTACGCCTGTAATTGGTGATCTTTTGTCAGGCTACGACGCTGTGCAAGCGGCGCGGCAAGGTAACTACGGCGACGCAATGCTGCTTGGGCTTGGGCTTTTACCCCTTGTACCGTCACTTTCTGCCGGGTCTAAAGTTGCGGATAAAGTTGTTGCGGCGAGCAATTTGTTTGACTCTAACGCCGTGCAAAGAGCAGTTAAGCAAGCTAACGACCCCAAAGCAAAAGAAACGCTTGCGTTTGTGCGCCCCCAAGATTTCTTGTCATTGTCTGCGCCGCTAGAAAAACCAAGCAAAGAAAAATTGGACCGCATTCGGCAAGCTATCAGCACGAACACACCGCTTGCGGATGTTCCGTATTTGGAAATGCGTGTGTCTAAGGACCAATCACGCGCCCGCGTAACCGGGCATGAAGGGCGTCACCGCGCTATGGTATTGATGGAGCAAGGTGTGGAATACATGCCTGTCAGAATTGTGCCTAGTGAATACATAGGGTCTTTTAGCACTTACGGCGCAAAACGCCCTGAATACAGCTACATGAGAAATGAAAGCGTTGTGCGGCTACCCGCAAAAGTGCGGCAGCAAGACGCACCGGAAAATTTTCTGTACAACCCGTTTATTGCTACAGACGCACCGATCAACCAACGTATCATGCAAAAATAAGGCTATCATGGCTACCAAACCCGGACTCTACGCTAACATCCACGCCAAGCGCGAGCGCATCAAAGAAGGCTCGGGCGAAAAGATGAGGAAGCCCGGCTCGCCTGGCGCGCCGACCAACAAGGCGTTCAAACAGTCGGCCAAGACGGCCAAGAAAGGCAAATAATGCCGCTCGTCAAGTCTGCTAGTAAGGAAGCCTTCCGCAAGAACGTGAAGGCTGAAGTTAAGGCTGGCAAGCCGGTCAAACAGGCCGTTGCCATCGCATATGCTGTCAAGCGCGCTGCGCCGAAAGGAAAGAAATGAGCAAGCACCTCGAACCCATCAGCAAACTTAACGCCCGTGAGCCGAAGATGTCCGGCGGCGGGATGCCTGACCGCAACAAGGAGACGTACTCCAAGATGCCGGGCATGGGCTGTCACGGCACCATTCCGTCGGGCACCAACGTCAAGGCCACGGTCACTAAGGTTCTGAGCAAGATCAAGTAATCATGCCTCAAGACTACACAGGAATCGCCGCCGCTGGAGCGGTCAGCGAGGGCGGCTCGGCCAAGGACAAGAGCGACTCTGAGGTGCTCTCGACGGCCCGCAGTCGCCTCGACATGGCGATTTCTGCGCTGTCTGAGTCGCGTGAAGACGAGCTGGACGACCTGCGGTTCTACGCCGGCTCGCCTGACAACCACTGGCAGTGGCCGGCTGACGTGCTTGCCACTCGCGGCGCGGTGCAGGGCCAGACGATCAACGCCAGGCCGTGCTTGACGATCAACAAGCTGCCGCAGCACGTCCATCAAGTCACCAACGAGCAGCGGCAGAACAGGCCGCAGCCCAAGGTCATCCCGGCAGACGACGGCGCTGACGTTGAGGTGGCCGAGATTTT